CCAAATAACCGTACCCTTAAAAAATAGCATCGTGTATAATTAGTATTGTCGCCTTCGGGGACATTATTCACAGACGCTAAAGAGGTCACTATGTTTGACAACGGAATCACGTTGACAGTTGGAGATACACAAGAATATCTCAATAAAATAAGACGAAACATGATCGGATTTGACGATTGGATCAGCGATTTCGATTCACATTTCAAAAATTCTAACTACCCACCTTATAATACTATAAAGGTATCAAACCATGAGTATAAATTAGAGGTAGCACTAGCAGGGTTCAAAAAAGATGAACTAAAAGTTTACACACAGGAGGGTAAACTTATCATCGAAGGAAAGAAAATTGAGAAAGAGGGCACTGATTACATGCATCGGGGTCTTGCACAAAGATCTTTCACTAGATCATGGGCAGTACCAGATGATTTGGTAGTAAAAAATGTAATTTTTGAGGATGGATTACTCCTTGTTGATATAGAAAGAATCATTCCAGAGCATAGGCAACGTAAGGAGTGGCTCTAAATACCTAAAAAGGCAATTAGGTTGTGTTCAATAGGGTAAGAAAACACATTTCAGCGTCAGATCTTCGTCGATTGAACGAGGATCTGACTTTGAAGTTTAGAGATAAATTAAATCCAGTATTTTGGGGTCCATCTGGTCTAAAATCCATAGTCAGAGAGAAATTAATGGACTTTGGAAAGGCATTTGCAGACTATGCAGAGATACCAGAGGCAGGGATTGTAGATATTTTAATGCTAGGAGGTAATGCAGGATATAATTATACAAAATATTCTGATATTGACGTGCATTTAGTGGTAGATCCTAAGTATGTGCCTGATTGTGACCCAGAATTGTTAGATGACTACTATATGGACAAAAAAACTTTGTGGGAATTGACTCATGATGTCAAAATTTATGGTGTGCAGGCAGAACCATACATTGAGAGACCCGGAATCACTAGAAAAAAAAGTCAAGGAGTCTATAGTCTACTAAAAAACAGGTTTATACAAGAACCACAGAAGTTTGAGGGTGAATTAGACGAAAGAGAACTAGAAAAGAAGACAAATAATATCAAAAGTAAGATAGAAAGGTTGATTGATAGTGATAATGGTGTAGGATTACGTGCTATAATGAAAAAACTAAAGGAAGCGAGGAGAGCATCACTTGATTCTTACGGTGAATATGGTTTTGAGAACTTAGTCTTCAAAGAATTAAGAAATAGTGGTTACATTGACAAAATAAGGGATGCTATGCTACAATTAAATTCAAGAAACCTATCTTTGACATGATACAAATATTATTATTGAAGAATCAATTAGTTCTTATTGCTAGAATAGAAGAAGTTAGTACAGAATTAGGAGAACCAGATTGTAAATTGATAGAACCATACGAATTGAAGCAAGAAAATGGTGAAAATTTCTTGACATCGTGGCCTAGTTTTACAACACAGAAAGAATTAATGATACACTCTGATAGTATACTAACAATGGTACAACCTGATAAGGATCAACTTGATAAGTATCAGACACTTACAGCAAAACCTAGCATCACTGTAAAATGAGATATTACACCAACGTTCAGATGGTCGGCAACGACTTTCTAGTTCGTGGGTATGAGAATGGCAGGTCATTTACATTACGAGATGACTTTCAACCCACTTTGTTTGTCCCCAGTAAGAAGAAAACAAAGTATAAAACCTTGGATGGGAAGTATGTTGGTGAAGTAAAACCCGGAAATGTAAGAGATTGCAGAGAATTTATAAGGTCGCATGAAAATATAGAAAAGTTTCCTATCTATGGCAACCGTAGATACATTTACCAGTACATTTCAGATAAGTATCCAGAGAATGAGATAAAGTTTGATCTTAACAACATGAAACTCTTCACGATTGATATCGAGGTGAAGTCTGAGAATGGATTCCCTTCCGTACAGAAATGTGATGAAGAGATGTTGCTCATATCATTACTTGATTTCTCATCAAAGAAGATAATTACCTTTGGTGTTGGTCCTTTTGACAATAAAAATGAAGATGTAACATATATTAGGTGTGTAGATGAGTATGACATGCTACAAAGATTTCTTGCATACTGGCAACAGAACACACCAGAGATTATTACAGGATGGAACTGTACATTATATGATATACCATATCTTGCAAAGAGAATCACTCGTATTCTAGGTGAGAAAGCATCAAAACAACTATCTCCATGGGGTTTAGTGACTCATGAAGAGATTTTTATACAGGGTAGAGGGCACATACAGTATGATATTGCAGGCATTACTGTCCTAGACTACCTTGATTTGTACAAGAAGTTCACATATAAGGCACAAGAATCATACAGATTGGACTACATTGCATCTGTAGAACTTGGACAGAAGAAACTAGACCACTCAGAGCATGATACCTTCAAAGATTTCTATACAAATGGATGGCAGAAGTTTGTAGAATATAACATCATTGACGTAAAACTTGTTGACGCTCTTGAAGAGAAGATGAAGTTGATTGAACTTGCTGTGACCATGGCATTTGATGCTAAAGTAAACTTCAATGACGTATTCTATCAGGTTCGTATGTGGGATATGATTATCTACAACGACTTGAAGAAAAAGAACATTGTTATACCACCAAAACAGGATGAAGATAAAGCAGATAGGTATGCAGGTGCATATGTAAAGGAACCAAAACCGGGTGTGTATGATTGGGTTGTGTCTTTTGATTTGAACAGTCTATATCCTCATCTTATAATGCAATATAATATTTCACCAGAGACTTTATTGGATGAAAGATATCGTGGTGTAAGTGTAGATAAGTTATTAAACGAAGAAGTAGACCTATCTGGTCTCAAAGACGTCACTGTATGCCCAAATGGTGCTGTATTTACCACTAAAAAGAGGGGTTTTTTACCCAAAATAATGGACAAAATATACAGTGAAAGAGTCGTCTTCAAAAAGAAGATGCTCAAGGCAAAGCAAGAGTATGAGAAGTCTCCTACAAAGGAATTGGAAAAAGAGATTGCTCGTTGTAATAATATACAGATGGCAAAAAAAATTCAACTCAACTCTGCTTATGGTGCTATTGGTAATAATTACTTTCGTTATTACAAATTAGCATGTGCTGAAGCAATCACATTGGGTGGTCAGTTCTCTATTCGTTGGATAGAGAACAAAATGAACATCTACATTAATAAAATACTAAAAACTAAGGAGGTTGATTATGTCATTGCTAGTGATACTGACTCTATCTATTTGCATATGGGTCCTCTGGTCGAAACTGTATACAAAGGGAGAGAAAAAATTACTGAAGGCATTGTCTCGTTCCTTGATAAGATCTGTGATGTGGAACTTGAAAAGTATATTTCGAGTTCTTACGAAGCGTTGGCCACGTATGTAAATGCTTACGAACAGAAGATGTTTATGAAGCGTGAGACAATAGCAGAGAGAGGTATATGGACAGCAAAGAAAAGATATATTTTGAATGCATGGGATATAGAAGGTGTAAGATTTGCAGAACCAAAACTCAAGATGATGGGTATTGAAGCAGTCAAATCATCTACACCTGCACCATGTAGAACTCTTATTAGAGATGCATTGAAAGTTATACTAACACAGACCGAACAAGATATTATAGACTTTGTAGAAAAAGCAAGAGTAGACTTCAAGAAGTTGCCTGCAGAGGAGATTGCATTTCCTAGATCGGTTTCTAATGTAACGAAGTATCAAAGTTCAAGTGGCATATACACCAAAGGAACTCCTATTCACTCTAGAGGATCTTTACTTTTCAATCATCATATAAAGAAAAATAAACTAGATAATAAGTATAATATGATAAACAATGGCGAAAAAATAAAGTTTGTTTACCTCAAGAAACCTAATCCGATTCATGAAAATGTTATTTCGTTTATCAATCAATTTCCCACTGAGTTAGGATTACAAAAATATATCGATTACGATTTACAATTCAATAAATCTTTTATCGAACCTGTTCGGGCGATACTGGATGCTATTGGGTGGTCACTTGAAAAAACTGCAACACTTGAATCTTTCTTCATTTAGTGCTATACTTTTAAAATCAGGACATTTTATTTTGGATTTACCAATTAACGACAAAGAACTAGAAACTATTGTCAAAGCGTTGACACTTGGTGGGGATTCATCCCTATATGAAAAATTGAAGTTAGTAAAGGAAACTAGGGATGCACATCCCGGTGGTCCTTACAAAAAGATCCTGCGAGAAACCTATGGAATGGTAATTTGATGAATTTTTTTGATGATGTAATCAAAGATATAGGAAAGGACACCGCAAAGTTGTCCAAGAATCTGGAAGAATCACATTCATTTCTAGATACTGGTTCCTATATCTTCAATGCACTCTGTAGCACATCCATCTTTGGAGGTGTATCTGACAATAAAATTACTGCTATTGCAGGAGCAGAAGCAACGGGTAAAACTTTTTTTGCCCTTTCTATCTGTAATAATTTTATGAAAGAAAATCCTAAAGGAGGAGTTGTATATTTTGACACAGAGGGTGCTATAACAAAAGAATTACTAGAGAAGAGGGGAATGGATCCCACAGGAAAACAGTTTCTAACAATCGACTGCTTGACTGTAGAAGACTTCAGAAATGTTGCATATAAAATATTAGACAAGTATAATAGTCAGGAAGAAGAAAAACGACAACCAATGCTCATGGTTCTTGATTCTTTAGGAAATCTTTCTACGGAAAAAGAAACCAAAGATATAGCGGATGGTAAGTCAGTTCGTGACATGTCTAAGGCACAACTTGTAAAAGGTGCATTCAGAGTTCTAACACAGAAACTCAGTATTGCCAAAGTCCCACTAATTGTTTTGAACCACACCTATGATGTTATCGGATCTTACATGCCCACAAAGGAGATGGGCGGTGGTAGCGGTCTCAAGTATGCTGCCACTACTATCATATACCTATCTAAATCTCAAGAAAAAGAAGGAACAGAAAGAGTCGGAAACATTATCAAGGCAAAGGTTATTAAGTCGCGTATAAGCAAAGAAAGCGAACAAATTTCTACACGTTTATATTATGACAAGCGTGGTCTGGACAAATACTATGGTCTTCTTGAACTTGCTGAGAAAGGTGGTATCTGGAAGAAAGTCTCAACTCGTTACGAAGTTGAGGGTAAGAAAATATATGCCTCTGAGATATACAAGAATCCTGAAAAATACTTCACTCAAGAAGTATTAGAAAAAATTGACACTGTTGCAAAACAAACTTTTAGTTATGGAAACGGAGAGAGTACCACTAACGATTCTGAGTAATTTACTTCATGACGAAGTATATGCTCGTAAGGTTCTCCCATTTATTCGTGATGAATATTTTGAAGAGAGAACTGATCGTGTAGTGTTTCAACAAATTGCAGAATATGTCAAAGCATATGATGGACTTCCTACCAAAGAAGTTCTTCATATCGAGGCAGAGAAGCGTGATGACCTTACACAAGATGAGTTTTCTTTAGTTCAAAATTTGATTGATGCTTTGCATGAGTCAACCTCTGAGAGAGCATGGGCAGAAGATACCACAGAGTCATGGTGTAAAGAGAGAGCAATATATCTTGCATTGATGAAGAGTATACAAATTGCTGATGGTCAAGATGAAAAGCATAGTAACGATGCGATACCAGATATACTGAAGGATGCTTTAGCAGTAGGATTTGATCAACATGTAGGTCATGATTATATTGATGACTCTGAGGGAAGATATGAATACTATCATAGAAAAGAAAACAAGATAGAGTTTGACCTTGAGATGTTCAACAAGATCACAGCAGGTGGTGTATCTAATAAAACTTTGAATATTGCACTCGCAGGAACAGGTGTTGGTAAATCATTATTCATGTGCCACTATGCTGCTAGTGTTTTACTGCAAGGCAAGAATGTTTTATATGTTACTTGTGAGATGGCAGAGGAGAAAATAGCAGAAAGAATTGACGCCAACTTATTGAATACAAATATCAAAGAAGTTGCAGAATTACCAAAAACTATTTTTGAAAAAAAGGTAAACAAACTCAGAGAAAAAACTCAAGGTAAGTTGATCATCAAAGAGTATCCTACTGCATCTGCACATGTAGGACACTTCAGATCATTATTGAGTGAATTGAAACTCAAGAAAAATTTTATACCTGATATTATTTTTATTGATTATCTAAACATCTGTGCATCATCAAGATATAGAAGTGCTGTCAATGTAAACTCATACAATTATGTCAAAGCAATTGCTGAAGAACTTCGTGGTCTTGCTGTGGAATTTGACGTACCAATTTTTTCTGCAACTCAAACTACAAGAAGTGGTTTTACTAGCACTGACCCTGATCTCACAGATACATCAGAATCATTCGGTCTTCCTGCAACTGCTGACCTTATGATTGCACTTATTAGTAGTGATGAACTAGAGGAACTTGGACAAATAATGGTCAAGCAATTGAAGAATAGATATAATGATCCAACATACAATAAAAGATTTGTTGTTGGTATTGACAGACCTAAGATGAGGTTATATGATTGTGAACAGGAAGCACAAGATGATATCTTGGACACAAGTGTAGATACACCTATTCCTGCAAAAGTTTCAAAGGCAAGTTTTAATGACTGGAAATTCTAAACAAGTTGATCTCGAAAAGTACGCTGTATTCGTGGATGGTGTCACATCCAATCCCAGTAAAGATTATAAATCTTTCCTTGATAGTATTGAATATCTTGACGGAGAAGGTTCCAATATTCAGCGGCTTCTTACTGCTGCTGTTGGTATCAGTGCTGAAGGTGGTGAGTTTATGGAGATCGTTAAGAAAATGTTATTCCAAGGTAAACCTTGGAACGACGATAATAGAGAACATCTTATTATTGAGTTGGGTGACGTTATGTGGTACGTGATGCAGGCATGTAAAGCACTCGATGTATCTTTAGATGAGGTCATAGCAGGTAACGTTGAAAAACTTAAGAAACGTTATCCCGGAGGAGACTTTGATGTTTATCACTCGGAGAATAGAGCAGCAGATGATAGATGATTTACTACACTGTTAATATTGGAAATTATATTGAAGATCTTCAAGCACCATCATGGGTTCAAGTAATCACTGAGGTAGAAGAATCTACAGGAGACATGGTACGTGATAGTAGGATACCTAAGATTAGATGTCCGTTTTCAGGACCCTCTGTTTATATTGATGCTAGTAGAGTTCATTTATTAAATGAAAAATTTAAGGATCTTTCAGAAGAGATTTTTGAGAAGCATGATTTGTTTGTGTTACATCATCCACATGAACATACATATCTTGAAGAATGTGCGGAGTATGTTTATCGTGGTTGGGTAAGTGAAAAAGATATACTATCTTTTACAGAGCATATAAAAGAAACATACAATTTTGAAACCCATTTTCAGTCGATGGGAACAATTATTTGGCGTAGAGATCAGGATGAATTTAATGAAAGGTGGTGGGAATTATACATGCTTGGTGGTGTCAGGGATCAACTCTCAATGGCAGTTTCTTTACCAACAGAATATGGATCTACTTCATGTCGTGATTTTATTAACAAGTTTTCAGACGCTGAACCTAATGGTGAATGGTGGCAAATTAAATCAGGTGCCTATAAATATTATGAATCAAAAAATCCAATTGATTTTGTAAAGAAGTTATCACGAATCACTGGATTAAGTTATTCTAATTATAGAACTCTAGAGTGTCCAGTAGAGTATTCTGATCATGTTGATATTTCCTTCGGCAAAGTCTCAGGATATATTCCTTTTGGTAGAACTTCAGAGGGTAAAAACTATGATCTTATATACGTATCTAGTAGTGTAAAAATGGAAAAAATGATTGTCTACACCTGTATCACTAATGGGTATGACGAGATACCGGATCATTACTATGATCCTGATGTTCAATATGTTTGCTTTACTGATGGCACTGTAGAAAAGAAGGGACCATGGGAGTTTAGAGATATCTTAATAGAACATGATTGTCCTAGAAGAAGATCTGCTCACCCTAAAATCAATCCACACTTATACTTTCCCATTGGATCAAAGACAACTTGGTTAGATGGTTGTTATGTGATGACAAAAGAATATGTTGAGCGTTCCAAACAAAATCTTGACAATTATGATTTTACAATTATGAGACATCCAAATAAATTTTCTTATTTGGATGAGGTCTTGGAAGGATTTATGGCATCAATGAATACTTGGGATGATCAAATACTGATTACTCAAACTATCAAGGATGTTGGATATAACTTTTATGATTACATATCACCAGTGCTAGGTTCTATGTGGCGTGTTGTCACAGAGGATCTTGTCAAATTCGATGAGTTGT